CATTGTTTTGTTTTTCTTCTAAGTCTTGCTGATAACTTCTTTCTTCTTTCATGGTGTCTAAAAGTTTTTCTCTTTCGTCTACCATTTGTTTATATATTTTAAGTTGATTTTTTAAGGATTTGGTTGCGTCATTTCTAGCATCCGAAATTTCTTTTTCAATTTCACGAAGTCTTTCAGCTTCTTTTGTTGCAGAGTCATCTTTTGAAGAACCTCCACTCCCCTTACCTGAATACGAAGGAGTTTTTCCACCAAATAAAGCACCCCCCACAGGTGTTACTTGTTTTATCTTTGGAAGATTCATTCCCCTAGCTTTTGCTTCATCTCTTTCGTCTGGAGATAGTCCACCAACCATTCCGCCCAAACTATTTATCATTGAGACAGTATTGTTATAAGTTTCAGCAACCATTCCATTAATAAGGTTCATTATTTCTTGAGCAGAACGTCCAGTTGCAATTGCCGCTTGCTGTACAAAGCTGTTGAACGCTTGGTCACTTGAAGCTAAAAATGAATGAATTGATTCTGCGCTATTTAATGCGTTTCCTTCCAAATCAACAAAGGAAAATCCTGCGGCAACAGCATCGTTAGATATTGTCCAAAGCAATTCATCATATTGCCAAGCAGTTTGACTAAAAGCACCAAACGTATTTTGACTTTCTTGAAGAAGTTGGTCATAATATAACTGAATAACATCAATTTCGGATTGTTTTGCTCCAGCATTTTTTGCACTCTGAAGAGCTTGTTCAGCTTCAGCTAATTGAAGTTCTTTAACCGTATCAATATTTAATTTCAATTTTCCATTGACAACATCTAAAGCTGAAAGATATTCTTCTGGAATTTTTTCTATATCTTCAAATCCCAATTCTCCGCTTATGGATTTCTGTATCAGTTCTTCCGTTGAGGTGTCCGATAAAGCCTTCATTGTTTCTGCCAATCCAGTATATGCGTTTTTTGCGCTTTCTACTATTGGTAAACCATCCATTATGGATTTGTCAAAACTTTCTATTTTTCTTTCGCCTTCATCAACACTGTTTACAGCGTTCCACATGGATTCGCTCATTAAATCTAATCCGTTTACATAAGTCATCATCCCATGATAACCTTCTTTGTAAACTTTTCCATCGTCTCCAAGAGTGTATCCAGCTTTTTCTATTTCTTTTTTTCTTTTTTCAACATATTCATCGTATGAAGATGCAGAAATTTCAGAAGATGTTTTCTTTAAGGTTTCCAACAACTCATCTTGAGCTTTTTTGTAATCATTAATTACCTTTATGCCCAAATATAAAGCAGTAGAAATTGCTCCAATCGTCAATATAAAAGGAAGAGCCGCAATATTTGCCGCCATCCACGCTCCTGCCGTTCCCTCAGCAACCACGGTTGCCGTTCCAAATGCAGGAATTAATGCTTGTAGACCTGCGAGTAAACCTGAAAACATATTTCCAACGCTTAATAATTGCGTCTTTATAAGAGAAGCATTGAATAAAATAATTAAAGGTATCACAATTCCTAAAACTCTCTCTAAACTTCCAAGTCCAGAAATTAAAGATGAAATTGCATTATAGAAATTGGTTATCACTCCAGAATCTATACTTTTTTGCCAAAACTCTTCCCAAGTTGCTTTCATTTTATTTTGAGAAGCCTCAACACCATCTAGATATTCACCATATCTTTCAAGAGCTTTACCTTCAGCATCTATTTGAACAGTTAATGCTTTTCTGTATTTTTCTTCATTTTCTAACAGAACAAGTAAAGATTCTCTTTGTCTTGTTCCAGCAAGTGCTTTAAGTATGTTTGCTTGTTCTATTTCGTTTAGACTTCCCCACTTTGGATACAAATCATCTAGAACATCTCCAAAATCTCTAAAACCACCTTCGGCATCTCTAATGTTTATACCAACTCTTTCAAGTGCTTTTCCAACATTATTAATACCCATCCCTTCTTCATCAACACCACCCTGAAGAATGTCTTGATACCTAGCAAATATTGTCTTGTAGGATTCACCAATACTTTCAGGAGCACGCCTAGAAACATCTGAGACCACCGTAATCATAGATGCCAACTCTTCAAACGAAACACCCGCCTGTTGTGCCGACACACTAGACCTCTGAAGAGCGGAAGCGATTTCAGCAGAACTAGTTGCAAAATTGTTGTCAAGAGAAATTATCTTATCCACAATTGACATACTATCTTTTGCTTCTAACTTGAAACCGTTCATAGTAGATGTTAAATATTCGGTTGCTTGCGCGGCTTCAATGTTTCCAAGTTTACTTAGAACCATTGTAGTTTTAACTAATTCTCCAGCTTCTTTGACAGATTTGCCTTGTCTCAAGAATTCTAAAGAACCCTTAGCCACCTCAAGAGTTGTTACGCCCATTTCCTTAGCTAAACCATTGTAGCCCATTGCGAGTTCTTCAACAGAATCTTGACTCATTCCTGTTACAACCTGAACGTTAGTCAATTCTTTATCTAGGTCTTTTATATATTGAATACCTTGTCTAAGTTGATTTAAAGCACCATACATTAGTCCAAGAGTTGCCGCAGACTCTAGAGTTCTACGGATAACTGCTCCCATTTCTTTTCCAATATTGTAAGATTCCCCACTTGCGGCAGAAAGAGTTCCTTTCAAAATATCAAATTCTCTTGATAATTTATTTACTTGCTGAACATTTCCAGAACTAGCTGCACTTTTTATACCCTCAGCTAATTGTTTTAATTTATCTCCCTGCGGAGACGGAGTCATAAATTCATATTTTGCTAAGAAAGATTCTGCCTTTTTAGATTGAGCATCCATTCCTTCAAGTATTTTAACATCTAAAAGATTTTGTTTTTCTTTTGATTTTTCTAAATCTTTTTCTAACTTTAATCTTTCTTTTTCTCTAACAAGAATTCCATCTATTGCTTTTTGTTCTGTTAGTTTCCACTCAGAAGATTTCTTACCGGTTGCGTCAACCTTTTCTTCTAATTTCCATATTTCATTGTATTTATTTTTAGCTTCATCCATGTATTTCAAAGAATATTGATTTACATTTCCTAAACCATCTCTACTTGTAGCAGTTAATTGAGCAAGTTTGTCTGCCGTATTTCTTATATTTTCAAATCTTTTTTGAACATCAGCAATTGTTGTTCCACCAGAAACATCTAGATTAATTTTTGCATTTATCTTAGATGTTATATTGTCTATATCTTTTTGTATTTTTCCAGCATCAGCAACAACTTTTGCCATTAGTTCTAAGGTATACTGACTTACGCCCATAATTTACCCTCCTTTCTTTGGTTAAGCCTCATAAAAGAGGTATTTTATTGTATGTCTCCGTATTGTGGCATATCTCCAAAACACGGAGTTATCTGATTAATTAAGTTTCTTACTTGCACTTCTAATTGTAAAATAGCCAATGGACTAATTGCGTATATTTTACCGAAAGTTCTATTTGAAACTGTAACAGTTTTTGTTTCATTGAATTCATCTTGATAATCAAAAGTTATTTCAATCATATCTATTCTCCATTAAATAAAAGCATCATCAGCTTCATCTTTGTCTTCACGAATGACATAAATTTCTGAAGTTGCAGAACTTTGATGCCCTAATAATTTCTGAACGGATGAAATGTCTTTACCTTGTTCCACAACCATGCTAGTTGCCCTGCTCTCGCGGAGTAGGTGGGGATGAACCCTTCTGCCAACAATTCTTTCCAGATGATTTTCTGCCCAAGCATTGAAAGTGGATTCTGAAACATTAACATATTTATCACCTTCTTTTACAACAAATACATGTGGACAATCATCCTCGCCTCTTACTTCAATCCACTTTTTAATTGCATCCATAGAATCTTGGTCAAAGTTCAATTGTCTTATCTTCCCCGCCTTACCTCGCCCCTTCGCTCTGAGTTTATGTGTAGAATAAACATTTACCTTTCCGTTTTCGTTTTCTACAACCTTTGGTTCATATGTGATTATTTCTTTAAGCAACTGCCTAACTTCGCTTCTTCTCGCTCCTGTTGAAAAAGAAAACTTTAAATAGGCCAATATTTGCCAACGTTCTTCTTTCTCAAGAACCTCACACAAGTTTTTGTACTCACTCATTGTCAATGGTTTCTTTTCATTTACAAAAGAGGGTGGAGGAAGGGGAATTGCTTTTGAAATATAATTTCTAAATAGTGGATAATCTTCTCCATAAAATAAAGAAACATAATTATTTAAAGAGCTAACCGCACTTCTTTTAAATCTAATTGAAGAAGATGATTGTTCAAGTTTTGTAAGCCAATTCTGATAAAATAAAAAATCTCTTGAGCGTAATTCATGAAATGGTTTATCTCCAGCGTTTTCTTTTACCCAATAATAATATATTCTCAATGCGGATTTATACTGTTTCAACGTTTGGTCTGAAAGAGTTGTTGATTGTTCAAGAAACTCTTCAACAAGTTTTTTATTTAGAGGATTTACAGTTCCCCATTTTTCATCTGATACATCATCAATTTTAATCACTTTTCACCTCTGTCCTTGAAATAACAAAGACCCAATAAAAAAGCATCGCTTTGGTCTAGGTCTTCAAATTTTACATCCTTATAATTATTTAAAATATAATCTCTAGCTTCTTCTTTCTTTATATTTCCCTTACCCGTAACAATTTTTCTAACTGTTCCAGAGTGATACCTGATTTGTTCAGTTCCAGCAAATAAATAATTTACTAATCCGTGAACTTTAAATAGCTGTTGTGTTGAAATATTGTATCTTGTAAATCCTTCTTCAATTACCACAACGTTAGGTTTGTATTCTTTTTTTATTTTTAATAATTTAGAACCTATATTTTTTAGTCTAATAGGTGTTTCCTGACTACTGTCAGTTGCTATGGATAATAATTTTTTTATTTTTCCATCTTGACTAAAAATTGCAACACCACTATTTGATAGTGATAAATCTAGTGCTAATATATATCCCATATTTTTCCTCATAAATAAATGGGAAACAGATTTTTAGTCTGTTCCCCATAATTTAATTAAGACCTTGCTCCAGCAGACAAAATAAATGTTGAGAATAATCCAACGATTCCAAGTAACTGTTCCTCTGTGATTTCAATTTTTGGAAAAAATCCTTTAATGAGAACAATTAGTAGGCCAGCGGAAAGAGCTTGAAATTTTTGAGACCTAAAAAGGTCTTTTAATCCTTGACCAATTTCCTGTTTGGATATGCCTTCGCCAACTATATATGCCCCAATCAATCCAATAAACATAATAGTTCCCTCTTCAGTAAATTGCATTGAGGGAAAAATAACCTGTAAAAACAAAAATAAAATCCCGCCCAACAAGGCAAGAATCATTCTTTCACGACCTTTAAAAATATTGAACATCTTATCCTCCTAATGTCAATCCATGTTTTTTTGCATTTTTATCAAGAACTCTTTTCAATCCCCCACCATTGACAAATTTATTTATAAATTCTTGCCAATAAGCATATGCTCTATCAACGCTAACCCATAAACTAGAACTATATCCTGTTTTATCCAATGTCTCCATTAAATAATGTCTTTCATCTGAATCCCAAGAACCAACATTGCTTCCATGAATACCAATTGTAAAACCCTCTTTACCATTAGTAAAAGCCGCAGGAAGATTGCTCATCTTTTTCCAATTATAAAACATTGTGGAAGAAATTTGTGTGGCAGATTTTTTTATATCCTCCCACTCCCAAGCCTCTTTAAATTCCTGACCTTTTGGATTATGATAAACCGTATTTGGTTCATGGCTGTCATAAACATATTTTTGAATATAGTCTTCTTTAAATTTTTCCAGAATTTCTTTTGTTGAATCCATTATTACCAGTTCGGCTATTTTTTCCATCTCTTTTTGGATTTGCCCTAGATTGTAGATTTGTTTGCTCATATTCTACAGCCTCCCTTGCAACAATTTGTTTCTTCCAAATGCCTTCTGTTTTAGATTTCTTAAGTCTTGCTTCATAATCACATTTTGGACAGTAAAGATATTCTTCATCAATACCACCATCTGAGTTTCTAATTCTGAGTTGAAGTTTTGCCTGATTACAATCAGGACAATTTTCTTTGGTGGTATGTTTCAATCTTCCTAAATTTTCAGTAGCGTCAAACATATTCTATCCTTTTTTAGATTTTCTTTTTCTCGTAGAAGTATTACTCTTCATGTCACTTAAAACAGAAGCAATTGGTTCTTCTTTAATTTTTTCAACAATTTCTGTTGCTTCGGATTTCATCTTTTCAAAATCTTCTGGTTTAATATTGGAGAAGTTTTCAATAATCGGTTTAACTTTTTCAATCAATTCCGAAACAACATTTCCAATAGAAGATTCGATAGAAAATCTTTTAATTTCATTTTTAGCAGACACAATAAGATTATCGTGAAAAGTGTTGTAATTATAAATAAAAGATATGACTTTTTCATAAAGTTCCCCCCATACCAATTGGTCAATCTCTCCAACATCTTTGATTTCAACTATTTCTATATTTGTTTTGATTGAAAGAATTTCTCTCCTAAGCATAAACTCAGCAAATTGTTCATCCCAAGAATTATTCTTGCCTTTATTAAAAAGGGCAGAAATATATACATTTCTCAAGGATGCTTGTTCTTCTATTCCAATAATAGGATTTACAATAACTTCCATCCCTGAAAAAGTGAAAGGAACATTTGATTTCTTTGAAAATTTAAGTTTGATTTTGTCCATCTTATTACGCGCTGACTTGTAACGCTCTCCTTAGTTTGTGATAATAATATCCACCTTCGCTATTTACATTCTGATATGTATCTAGCGTAAGCATCTTTGAAACAAGAACACTTGTAGAACTAGCCAAGCTAGAACCAATAAAAGTTCCATCGGCAGAATATGTTTCCATAGTATATAAAGCATCTGTTGAAAAAAATTCAAGAGACTTCATTTCATATCTAAGTAACATCCCCTGAATATAATTTATTGCTTTTTCATCTGTGTTCACATCTGCTTTAGCAACAATCAAAATGATTGAATTGGTTGTAGGGTCTACTGTATATTTACCAACACTTGTCAATAAATCCAAACTTGAAAAAACAACTTCTTCTAATACAACCCCGCTCAAAGAAATTGTTTGAAATCCCAGAGTTGTTCCGTTATGAACAACTGCAAATTCCATCGGATTTAACCATATACCATTTACATTTGTATAAGATTCATTTAACTGATAAAAGTTATCGTTGTCTAAAAATATTCGATTATATGCTGTCATAAAAAACCTCCTTTCAACTAATTTATTCCTAGATAATTTTTCAAAGCATCAATTAATATATAGGCGATAAAGCCAATTGTTGCAAAATTATCCTTCACGAATTTGAGGATGTCAAATTTTCCCTTTTCGTCAACAGTACTCAATCTGCCATCCATAGATTCTAGTTTTTTATGAAGTTTGGAATCTAACTCCTCAATTTTCCTATCCGTTATGGTTTCAATCTTACTTATTTGAATCTCATTTTTCTCCTGAGCTTCAAAATTTCTCTTTATGTCTTGTAGAACCCCCACCAATATTTTTTCAAGTCCCGCCGTTGTTTCTGACAATCTATCAATTGCGCTTGATAGTTTTTCGTGTACCTGTAAAGTTCTCTCAAAGATTGCAGAATAAACAGCGACATTTTTATCCAACATCGCCACTTTATCCTCCGTTCTGGTAAATCTTTCTTCTAATCGGTCTAACCTACTGTTCTCAGTTAAGCCATCTCCCATGAAAAGTTACCGTCTTCCTTATAGATTTTTTCACCTGTTTTATAAAGGTTGGCTGAAGGATATTTAACTCTAATATTATTACCATCACCATCTTTTAACACGAGAAAATTTTGTCCAACTAAAACAATTTCAAATTCCTCTTTTACCACTTCGTATTTTTTTGGATACTGATAATTAAGGTCGTCTTTCTTTTTTTTGTATTCTTCATCTTTCATTTTTCACCAACCTTTATTATGGGGAGTATTTTTCAACTCCCCATAAACATTATTAAGGAACTGTTACTTCAGCAAAAGCATCAACTGATGTTTTAGCCGTAATCGTAACACTAATATTAGTTGTTCCAGAAGCAACTCCTGTAACCAAACCCGAAGAGTTTACAGTTGCAACAGCACCAGAATCACTAGCAAAAGTAAGACCTGACATCGGAGGAGTCGAAGGACTACCACTCGAATGAATGGCTTTAATTACTGTTTGTCTAGTTCCAGCAACAGCCAAAGAAAATTCGGCAGGGGCAAAGGCAAGAGCAATCACATCATCGTACCAATTTGCGGCGGTTTGAATTTGTTTGATATAACCAAATACATCACCATTGTCACAACCAGCAACACCAACTGGAGTATAAGACAAAGCACGAGCGGTTAGAGGCGTAGTAGAAACACCATCCATTGTCATAGTCAGAGTGAAGTTTCCTGTCAGTTGAACTTTGGGAAGAACAATCTGAACACTACCAACAATGTTTGTCGATTCATCGCTTGAGGCCAGTTGTGCATCAAGAACCAATGTAACAATCGAAGGAATTATATTTGCGGGGATTGTAACTTCTTTAGCGGAAGCATCTGTTTCATAATAACGAACACAAACAATTTGTCCAGAAGTTCCAGTGGCAGAAGTAAAATTGCTGCCAGTGAAAGCCAATCTTTCCATTGAGCCATCGGAATGAGTTACCCAACCATATTTGATTGAACTACCCAAAAATCCAATCGGAGTTCCTGCAACAGTACCCGCACCACCAACTCCAAGAGTTACATTTTCTTCAGTCCACACATTTGCACCATTCGCAATCGCCTCACCCGTTGAGAGTGAAATGAAAGGAAGATTGAATTGCGTATCTGTAAGAGTAATATTCATATCGGGTGAATTGAAATAAATATACTGCAAGGGAGCACCCTTACCACCACGAACATCTGTGGAATTTACAGACAATTCCATAGTTGACTCAGAGAGAGTCTTACCTGCGGCAAGCAAGTTTTGGTCGTTGTCGTACATATAATAATCTGCAACAGAGACCATAAATAATTTTTCTGCCATTGTTATTCCTCCTTATTTTTTTGTTCTATTCCTGCCACCCTTTACGTTTTTAGCGGCAGAAGGTTTTCCAGACATAGTATCTTGAATTTGTTCAAATGGAACTAAGTCCAGTTTTGGTTTTGTCAAATCAGACATCCAGTGTTTTATAAATGATTTATCTTTAAATTCTACCATTCCGCTCATGGATGCAGACAAATATATTTCATAATGAAGTTTTGCATCTGCTCTTTCCAGTATTTTCGAGAATTTACGAATAGACAAATTATATATCTGTTCTAAACTTAAATTAGAAGAAATCATAACACAAACAATTTGGTCTTCAAGTGATGCCATTTTTCCAGAAGATTTTCTTCTCAACTCTTGAGCTTTCTTCATGTTGTCACGAATTTCTTTCTGTATGGTTTCATCTGGAAGGTCAACCATATTATATTCACAAATTATTTGTTTTATTTCTTCAAAATCAGATGAAGTATATTCGTTTCCATCCACGATAAACACTGGTTTGTTTTTTTGATTTCTTAGGTATCTTACGTTTAATTCTGGGTTTCTGGTAACTAATTTTAGAAGTTCATTGAAATATGCCACATAAGGTTCTTTGTCAGTATTGATGGAATATAGATAATCAAGATATGTCATTGATATTATCTTTACATCGTTAATACTGTTCTTGTCGAATGTTAAACATTCAGAAAAGAAATAAAACTTTAGGTAATCTTTAACTGTCGCTGGATAAATTATAAGGTTTTTATACTTGACTGGTTCATCATAAACATACGACAATTCATATTTTGAATATTCTTTTTTAGCCATAATTCATACTCATGAAGAGTTGCTTTCCGATGAAAGGAATTTGACCTGTCACAATCATCCTGTCTGTCAACTCTCTTTTACCATCAAAATACAAAACCCCAAGACCACCTTTTATTTGAACGCCATTCATTGTTTTAATCAATTGATTTATAATAACATCATTTCTAGTTTTATAATTTGAAAGATGATTTATTTTATAGTGTGCATAAACCTGAAAAGAAAGCGTGATGATACCCGTTGTTCTATTTTTAGGAGAGATGTGCCAATGAGAAATTCTAAGCAAAGTCATTTCTTTTGTAACAGCGTCAGGTTGTCCAACATCCATAAATACTCTATAATCAGTTGTTACTTCTTCACCATTATAAACAAGTTTTGCCTTTTCTGCTTTTGTTAAATCCAATTGAAGATAGGCATCAGGGGTGTCATACTTTAGCAATTTCCAAATCAATTCATTGTTATCCATCAAATGATTTATAACTTGATATGGGATTTCGTCATAATCATTAAATTGATTATATGCAATTCTATCCATCTCTTGAAAGACTGTTTCTTTTGCCATTACCAGCCTCCCTTTAGAAGTATCTGTATATCTTTTGTATATGTTCCAGATACACATCTAACAACGAGATATTCTGAAAGATATTTTTCAATATTTTCTATTGTAAAATTGTTTCCATTAACAACCGTGAAAACATATTTATCAGAAGGAACTCCACCTGAAACAATTGAATAAGTAAAAGTAGACGAAGATGCCACATTGTTTAAATACAGAACTGTTTGGAAGTTCTTAATGGTTGTTTCTAAAACATAATTCTCTTTCGGAGTCACTTTTATTTCCCAGTTGATATTGGGTTCTGTTATGACAGAAACAGGAATTTCAACATATACATTAGGATTGTTTTTCAATGAAACAGTCACGATAGAAGAACCCAATTGCTTAGGATTAACTAAACCATCAGTAACTTCAACGATTGCTGAATTTGAAGATGACCAATCAACTTCAAGTAATTCATATCTTCCATTGTGTAAGACGGAATAGGATATTCCTATTTTTTCACCAACGTTTAAAGACAAAGATGAAGGATTAACTTCAAGAACATATTCGTTTTGATAAACATCACAAATTCCGTTCACCAAATCATCGGTATCCTCATTTAGTTGCCATCCACCCATAGAGTAACGAATTATTCCAGATGAATAGAAATCTTCGGTGTTCATAAGATTTATGTTATTAACACCTGCACCGAAGATTTTATAGCAATACCAGTTATCAGGATTACCGAATAAGAATCTTTGATTAGCTTTTATTTTGTTTGTTTTTTCATTGAATTGAACCATAACTTCAATAACACCACTAACATTTACCACAGCACTACCAGTAGTAGAATAATCTCTATTTTCTCTAACTAAAGGGTCTGCCATTGTGCATGGAACATTATAAATCCCGCCATTTGAATCCATCCAACGAAGAGTGTTATTGCATCTCTTTACTGTTACTGCGCTAGTCAAAGACTTTATTTTTTCTGTGTTTATACAGAGCCAATAATTATCATTGAAATAAAACATAGTTCCTAATTTTACTTCATGAGAACTGTCTTTGAACCAAAGCATTTTGAAATCATCTGACATTTTTTCGCCTGTTTCAGCGGCGATAACATAATTAACTCTAGCATCAATATCGGCGTATACACCAGATGCAAAATAAGTTTCTTCTTTTATGGTAAACCAATCGGAGGAGTTCTTAAACCCCTCCTTCAGTCTCTCATTAAAATCTTCTATATAAGTTTGTTTTGGTGACGATATTAAGGCAGATTGAATCTGCGTATATTTATACGGCATGATAAAACCTCCCTTTTATGGTGTGTAAAAAGTTCCAGATAGCCAATTTGCCCAATCGGTAGATTTGGAATAACTGTAAACAGTCATTGTTTGAGAATTATATTCCTTAGTTTTATCCAAATGCAAAGATTTTTCTTTTAGGTTTTGACTTTCTGAATAAACCTTGAAATCTCTATCTTGAAGATGGAGATTCATTTGATTTACATCCTGAACTTCTTTTTCTAGCCACTTCTCAACCATCAACTTAGATAGAATTGTTTTATTATCTAAAGTTAATAGTTCTGTGAATTCTTTTGCTTCCTCATTATGTGCTAAACTTTGATTGCATACTTCTTCAAACTGAGGTATGGATAGCATGAGGAAACCAGAAAGATAAACTTCAAAATCCAAAGTTGAGGATTCGTAAAGACTTTGCAATCTCCAATCCTTTACTTGAACCATGAAGAGGTCGAAAATTTCTGAGAATTTACTACCCATTTAATTCTCCTTCTTTAAAACATTTTAGGGTACTCCGAGTTCCATATATTCCTTAGCCCGTTCAGCTTTTTCGGTTATCTTAACTTTGCTATCTTTTTCAATAAGACTAACTAAGTTTTGATTGACATCTTTTCCGTCTCTAATTTTAGAAATCAAGAAATCAATGATTACCGATTTTTGAGCATCTGTTCCAGATTTATATAGTTCAAAGGCGTTTTCTGTTGAGCAGGTAAAGTCAATTACCTTTTCAATTTGTTCCTTGCTCAAAAGATTTAATTGTGAATATCCCAACTTTGAAACAACATCTTTATCAAGAATGTAAAACCATCCCCGTAAAAGAAAATCTTCTTTTTGTTCTATAATTTCTAGAAGCTGACCGTATTGAATATTTTTAATTTCTCCAAACTCAGTAAATTTCAAAGGAGGTCTTCCGTTCAATCTTGGAAGATTTAATTCTCCGGGAAATCCACTCATAACTCTAACAATTTTATCAAGACGAATATCTTCATTGGTTTGACTTGTCATCTTGCCATTCAAAAGTTCTGCGACCTGACGTTTAAGGACTTCAATTTCAGATTCCTCTTGATTGACGGTTACTGATTTTGAAGATTTTCTGGGACTCATTTTATTTTCTCCTATTATGTTTTTTTATTTTTTATATATGAAAGAAAATGGGGGTATAGAAAATATACCCCCATTTTTAATTAAAGAGTGATTGTGGCACAAATCGCATTTGTCGCAATGCCCGCCACCCAACTCTTCTGGAAAGTTGTGGTTTGAGTCAAATTTGCGGCATCAAACTGGTTTTGTGTATAGGAAAGAGTGCTTCCTTCCAAAACCAACTTGACGGGCTTCTGAGCAGAAGGAGACATGATGTAAATTACATCATCATTCAACTTCAGACCAAAAGGATTTTCCCAATCGGCAACCTGTGGGAGTTCAAGGGTATCTACGCCAGCGAGATTACGGATATAACCAACACGCACGAAATCAGATTCGATGTCATAACGATAGTTAGCGTTCAAAGGAAGGACTTTAGCTAAGGCACGTTTTGTTCCCATAGCAATAGCCTGAGCACCACCATTCCACGCAGAAACTTTCTGAGCGAAATTAACAAACGTGTCCTGAGACCAGCCAGCCGCACGCAACTGGCCGTTTCCGGGAGTGTTGGGAAGAGCAAGCATAGCAGTATTAAATGCGCTATAAGCATCAATTGTTACAGCGGTCTCAATTGACAAAATTGCTTTTGCCGCAAAGCGAGCCAAAGACTCTGCACCAGAAAGAACTCTGTACAAAGAAACGCCCACACTCATCTCGTGGGCTTCTGGAACAAGGGCAATCTGACCTCTGAATTGTTTCTGAAGTTCAGCCATTCTCTTGCCACGACCGGCCTTACTAACAGGAAACAAATCACGAGGTTCAATGTCAAATACAGCAGAATCTCCCCATCCGATATTACGAATATCGGTATAAAGACCCAAATTGGTAATAAGGGTTTCTGGAAGGATTGCATCCAGCATAACCGAAATTATACTCCAGGTGTAAAATCCAACGAGGGGATGAGTTGACCAAGCAATTTCGGGAAGCATTTGTGCGTTCTGCACACCAGAGAGACGATAAACAGTTTCTCTAAATTCCTTGTTGATAGCGTCTTCTTTATCGGAAAAGCTAATTGCAACTTCCCTACCATCTTTATTTACGCCAACGTTCTTAAAAGAAAGACCTTTCACATTCATTTGTTCTGTGCGATATTGATTCCAATAATCACAGAATTTTTCAACTAGAGGCTCAATTCCGTGAGCCTGAGAGAACTTGATAACATTATCTGAAATTTTCATTTTATTTTTTCCTCCTTATTTTTTATTAGGCGATTGCTTCTACAGCAAACTTGTACATTGTTACCCGTTGTGTTTCGCCAATAGCTCCCGTTGTGGGAAGAGAAACATAGTCTGTGGCAAGATACTTGAGAGAGACACCAGAGACAGCGGCGGCAGCCCAAGTTGCTTTATAAGTTCCATTTGTGGCAACAGCATAAGCTGAAGCCGCACCAGTACCAGTACCCAAAGCGTCCGCACTCAGTCTAATAATATCTCCAACTTGGAGCTTGAAAGCACTAAACACCTTACCTGAAACAGTGTAAAAATTTTGCGGATTCGGGTCAATGTTCTTATAACGAGAATCCGTAAGTACGATTTCGGGTTCTCCAACCATGTAAAGGTTTGTCAATGTCGCTCCGGTTGCGGGTTGTGCCGCTGTCCAAACTTCTCCTTCACCTGAAGTTCCGGTTAAAGCGGTAAGGGAAACTAGCCAGCCATTATCTAAATCAGCAGAGCCCTTCGCGTGCCTATTAAAAGAATCAACGTTTGCGGCGGCAACGCTGGACGGAATCATAATTGCATGTGTCATTTTAAAATCCTCCTATAAATTAAAAACTTTTGTTAGTATTTTTTCTATATTATTGAAATCTAAATAAGATATTTCCAATAAATAAATTCCATTATTTTTACAAAATTTCTTTTTGATATTGTCTCTTTTCCTTAAGGAAACATATTCTTGCTTTGACATTTCTTTATCTGATGTAAAAGACACGTTTCTAAAATGTTGCATTCCTTGATATTCTATGCACATATTGAATTCGGCAATATAATAATCAAAAGGAAGTTGTCTTTTATCTTTACATCCTTGAAATTTTTTCTGGGAAGTGTACGAGATGTTGTTTTCTTCTAAAAATTTTTGAATAGACTTTTCTCCCTTAGATTCACTGCACTTTGGGCAATTTGTATTATTTTTAGAAGTCCTATTTGAAATTTCGGTAAACCATTCATGACCCTTTTCGCAAATCCACCACACTTTTTTTGATGAGCCATATGTAAATTCTTCAGGATTAGATTGATTTTTCTCATAATTCCACTCTTTCGATATTTCAGGATACAGAATTTTTAGATTATTTGTTTTCCCAGACCTCTTCCCCGAACAATAGGGGCAATTATTTCCAGAAATTATATTATTCCATCTCATATCCCATATTTCCCCGCAGTTTTTACATTTAAAGAAAAGTGTTTTATCTCCAGAACCCGTCCAGATACCTTTAACAAACTCAAAACTTTTATTGTTTAGTTTTATCCAATTATTTATATTTTGCAAGGTATAAGGATTTTTGGTTGAAAATCTTCTTTGTGAATTTTCCAATTTCAAATTCCACATTAAAGCAGAGAAACTTGTTTTATAAAGGTATCCTTCTTTGTCAAACATAGAAATTGGTTCGTGAGAATATCTGTATTCATTTATGTCTAGTAAATAATATCCATAATTCTCTAAAGAGGATATAACAAATTCTTTGGAAAGAAATTTCGACATTTTATTAAATTAAACCTTCCATAAACTATCTTTGGTTTCAACATTGTCAACACCAAAAGCCCATCGACTCACGAGTTCTGGTTTTGTGTTTTTCTTATCTAACGGTTTAGCAAAAGTAAATGCCTTTGCCTTAACCGCATTTTTCCAAGCATCAATGTTTTCAACTGAGAAATTAACAGATTCGGTGCGAGCCTTTTCAATTTCTTCTGAAGGCATGACTGTTTCAACTTCTTTCAAAGTAGATTCAACTTCATAAGAGAATCTTGCTTCATCGGCAGATTTCTTAAAAGACTTCAAAGATTCAAACTCAGACATATAAGCCTTATTTTCAGCCTCCATCTTTGCCATCTTAGCAGACATTTCCTTCATCTTCGCAAACATGCCTTTGCTGACTACAGAGAAATCTTTTTCTCCCTCTTTCTTGATTTCGTCAACAGCGCATTTCAAAGCGAACATGTCTTCATCTTTAAGAAATTCTTTTCTGCTTTCAGTTTCCTCTTCCATTAATGCAAGAGTATATGCTAGGTCAAGATACGAATCCAAAGACATTTCTGCTTTTGGTTCTTCTTCCGTAGCCATTTCCTCTTTTTTGGTTTCATCAACAGCCATTTCTTCTTCTTTAGATTCAGATTCGGGAGATGCCATTTCGGTTTTATCTTCTTCTTCCTTTTTTTGTTCTTCAGGAGTTTCGGATTTTTCCTCTTCTGCGGTCTCTACTTTTTCTTCCTCTTTAGTTTCAAATTCTTTTTTCTTCACTGGTGTTTCCTCCTTTCCTTCTTTTTCTAGGAAATCAGCATTATCATCTTTATTGACGAAAAATGCGCTTCTTTTATTATCAATCACTTCTATTTTTTCAAACAATCCTTTAGACCATTCATAACCAGATTTTCCGCCCCATAGTTCAAATCTAATTTGGTCTTCGTCTTCATTTAAAGACTTCTTTGAATAAGAAGATAATTTTTTATACATCATGCGTATTTTTTCTGGAGTAGCAAATTCTTCTCTAAGTATGAATTTTGCAAGAGATAACGAAACAGAGTTTCCACCCTTACCAAATTTTTCATATCTTTCAATTGCCATTCTTGCACTTTCTTTTACGTCTGAAGGAATACGAAAATCGAGTTCTGAATATTTGTTATATCCAAATTCTTTTTTGTAAGCGTCTTCATATTCTTTAGAAAATGAGAGCATTTCAATATTTGCTCCGGGACTTGCCTCTGTGATGAAATCTCCTAATATTGTGGCGGCAGTATAAAAAAACTTCTTCATGCCAATCAAACCGTCTTCTCGGTCTTCGGTCTCATCCATCATCATTTCGACAGAAAGTTTAGACTTCTTTTTGTTTCTATTTATAAAAATATCAACAAAATTTCCAGAGTATCTTTTCCATATTTTTGCAAGAGTATATAAAGAAAGTCTTCCATCGGGTTCTCTAATGAATTCTTCACTATTGGGAACGATGAAACCAGCAATCTTGCTTTTATCGGAATGGCTACCAAAATCATTTCCCACTACTTCAAAAATAACAGGTTTTTCATAAGCCGTAAATGCAGTAGATTGTAGAACGTCTTCTTCGCAATACATTCCATGTCTATTTTCCCCACTTGAAAAAAGTCTAAGTCTAGCGGTTGCAAATTCAGATTGAGAAGGGTCTTCAATAATTTCACCAGAATCAATTTCAAAGTTTATTTTTTGACTCAATTTTCTTCACCTCCTTTTTGTTCAAGGATTTCAGAAAGCCATCTATAAAATAGCGGTATTTCCCCCTCAAATATTTTCTGCGAAAAAGAATTTTTTACGAAGTAATATTTTTTATCCACCTTCATAAATATAGGAAGAGACTTTTTTCTTTGAAGAAACCTAGCCAACCCCTCATCTGTAATATAGCATGTTACGTTTTCTGGTATTTTCTTGTTTTTTAAATACATGAGATTACTCGGATATTTCCAAATCCCACAATGCAACTTGCCACCACTCGGTAAACAAATTTGCCTTATCTTTAAAAGATAAAGACTCTTCAATTTCGGATTGTTGCTGAGAAATCATTTTTCTAATATGTTCCTCAATAACAGCTTCAAAACCAGAAGAAGAATCACTCATGGCAATTTCTTTTATCTCTTGGAGTGATTGGGTTGTTTGCATTTCTCTTTGCAGAAACTTATCTGCAACTAATGATATGCTAGAACAATCAAAAACTTGTTCGGTAATTGTTCTCGGAATGAACTCCAAGTTTAAATCCGTGAGTAGTTTTAGAATTGATTGAGCATGACCATCTTCTTCGTGACTTGCATCAAAGAAGAATTTGCCCATTTTGTCGAGACCTTTATTTTTCAGATATGCACCAATGTATAGATAGGTATGAGAATTTTCTTTTTCTTCAACCCACTGATTCAATAGTGCGTTATATAAATCTTCGCCAATTTTCATATTTCACCTTTCTATACATTTTTTGTCACATCTGGCAAGATGTCTATTTTTCCACGAGAAACAAGTTTAACTTCATCTCCAACTCGTGAGACAATATCGTACACTCTTTTCTGGGAAGGAATAAAATCAGAAGATGCTTCTGAGTGAATGTATATGTTTATAATTCCATCGTTTTCATCAACAACTGTAATTCCACCATTTATTGAAGGAATATACTGTTGTCCATTTAAAATTACAAGACCATTTATCAATTCAATTCTCATGATTGATTTTTCATCAGGGTCTTGATAATTATTCTTAACAGAAAAAACTATGTTGCTACTTCCCTTCACATTTTCAGGAGAAACAATTGTTATGTTATTAGTAACACCTTTATAAACGAGAATATCCGATTCCACTATTGACTCAACCTTCTCTAAGAACCACTTAGGTATAGATTTCCATATATCGGAAACAATATTTCTCCAATTCGTTAAACTACGATTTTCATATTCCCAAATACTTGAAGCCAAACCAGAAGCTCCTGTGATTGTTCGTGTTGGATATTCCCAAATTTCAGTTGGGGTTGCTCCACCAGAACCTCCACCAGAAGTCAATGTTCTAGTTGGATTATTCCAAACATCGGAAGCAACTAAAGTAGAACGACTTGATATGGTAGTGTCTAAAGCATTCAGTCTAACGTCAGATGTTGCAAGTCTACTAGAAACTGCAACATCTAAATTAGTTTGACTCGCTGGATTGAGTGGTAAATTATTTGTTTTTGATTTTATCGCAACAATATCTGAGTTGCTATTTATATCAACAGTAAAGCCGAAAGAAGTAAGAACTCTTGTAGCATAAGTCCATACATCTGCGGCAGTTAATGTGGAACGGCTAGATATAAGTGCATCTAAATAATCTAATCGGGGGTCTGTATTTGTTACCATGTTTGTATCTATTGATTGTATTTTTGCGTTATCAGGAGCAATATAAGAAGATGAAGGAAGTCTCGTTGAAACTGCAACATCTAAATTTGTCTGACTGGCAGGATTGACAGGAAGATTGTCTGTTTTGCTTTTTATTGAACCAATGTCGGCATTGCTATTTATATCAACCGTAAATCCGAATTCAGTCAATTCCCTTGTTGCATATGTCCAAACATCTTCTGCGGTAATTCCTCCACCACCCGAAGTTAAAGTTCTTACCGCATATTCCCAAACATCTGATTCCGTTAAGGTAGACCTACTTGATATTAAAGCGTCTAAATAGTTTAATCTAGAGTCCGTAGACAAGAGGGGGTTTGTTGGAATTGATGAAACATTGGTATTGATGTTATCAATTACAGAATCTTTACTGGTATTTACAGTAAAACCAAAAGAACTCAAAGTTCTAATTGGCTCAGACCAAACAGATGTTGAAATTGTAGATGGGGAGGGGGGAGAAGTATATCCTACCGTAGCCAATCTACTAGAAACTGCAACGTCCAAATTGTCTAAATTTATTGTTTTAGATTCTTGAACGTCTATTTGATATGCGGCATCCGTCCACTGAGAACCACTCACATCTGAAAATTTTACGGTTATATACTTTGTTACGCCAGTAGTTTCAAGTGAAGTTAAAGAAACGGTCAATTCACCGCTTGAAGAAACTTCTATTGGTAAAGAAGTAATATTACTATATCCTCCACCATCTTTAGATATTTTTACATCTCCAATAGATAATACTGGATTTGTTTGAATATATTGACTATTAGATGATTGAAATAAAAAAGCAGAGAAGGAATATGATTGACCAGCAATAAGCGGTTGTACAGGTTCGTAAACTGTAACCTGAGTCATTTTTCACCTCCCGCTTTATTCAAAGTATCCATTAAATAAAATTGTATAAACTACCGTCTGAGAGGCAGTAGCCGTTCCAACTAAAAATCTCACGGTTGTTGAAAGATACTCGCCCGGTCTAACGCAAATTGGGGCATCTGAAAAATCTCCAACAATATCTCTATCATATGGTTGTCCAATTGGAGCGGCTACATTTACCCAATTGATTCCTAAAGGAATGTGTCTTGGAGCATGTGTTGTTGCTGTCACAAAAGAACCTGTTTCCAATGCCGCTAAGGTATTTGAAATATGTCCATAAGCTAAACCCCACACAAGAGTTGTTGGAGTAGTTGCCACAGCCGCACCATAGTTCATGGCAGATATTTTAACGCCTCGTATAATAAGATTTCTACCTGTAATGTTTATTGTTGGTACTGGATTTAAGTAATATTGGGCAATCATGTCTCCAGATGCCGCCGCCGATGCCACCTGAGCGGTCATCTGGAATACACCACCTAATCCAGCCATAAGCGCATTCGGAGAAGTATTAGAACCAGCAGATGTTGCTGGCATGGCGGCAGTAGTTCCAAAATTACCTGTTGTAGCCCCCATTGTTTGTCCGTTCTGACCTAAATAGCTAGAACGAGACATAGTTCCCAAAGTTGTAGTCCACAAGCGATTTGTTTCTACGTCCATTAATGTAACACCGACTCTGGCAACACGAATTTGATTCGTATTACTAACTGCACCAGTGTTATATTTTTGCATAAACAAGGGTGCAGAAACTCCCAAGAAAGGTACTGCGTTTCCAACGGGAATTTCTGTTTCGCCAACAAAAACATCATTTACCCAAAATTCAACTTCGCTCTCACCTATAACAATTGTGTACTTTGCCATTTCATCTAATATGATGCTAGAAAAAGGTAAAAGAACTCCCGTTGTATATTCTGTACCATTAAATGCTAAAACCCCTTCTAATCCGGCAGTAGTTAATCTAAACCAAACACCGTCTGTAGGCCGAGTTACTGCGGCTGACGGTAAACCTATTCCGGCTAAAAATACTTCGCCTGAAACAAGTGGAGAAATCATCATACCACCATAAAATTCTATAGCCATAGGAGCAGTATTAGTCAAAGGAAAATATTGCCATGTTCTCATAAACGCACCATGAGAAGAAGTTGTTCCTTGAACCGTACTGAAATTTAAAGTACCCGCTCCGGGTTGAGCGCACGTCATTGTGTTAAACACATAATTCCACAGTGTTGTATTTTGTGACGTAGCATTAAAAGTATCTTCAAAAAGAAGTGTGTCTACGCCAACACGCAAACGATAGTCGCTGGATGTTTCAGGTGATTTTAAATATGGCGTTCCTGTGACAGTTCCACTATCGTTTTCGGACATCATTCTAACACTACCAACTCTTGCAGGAGTATTTGTTAGTGCTACTTGTAGGTTGTATTCAGCATCCACATTGGCTTTTCCAGCCGAATCATTTCCAGAATCTATAATTGCCATTTTTTATCCTCCTTTTATAATATACTATAATAAACCTTTCTTTTTCCAACAACCGCCCCCGTAGAACATGTTGCCGTTAAGGTAAAATCACCCGTAGATGCCATTGCTCCATATGAAATAGAATCCCATTCCAAATCGTTTCCGATTCTTCCAGTAGCAACGTTTCCACTCGGATAGGCTATTATTTTACTTGAAGGACTGGATAAAACATTTGTAATTATAAAAGTTTTATCATATACAGGATTAGTTCCAAAATCAATTTCTATTTCATATACATTAAATCCTCCCATTGATGGAGGCAACGGGAAAGATATTGAATCTTGTTTATTGTTAAACGTTTCCCAATCTGTAGAACTTAAAGCACCATTTGATATATCAGAAGCAAGAGAAATACTTAATTCGTTTCCTACCGATATTTCAAGTCCATTAGTTGCATCTACTGTTATTGGTTCAGGTTTATTATTGAGGGAGTTATAATCTAAAGTTCCTCCACCACCTCTATTTACCGTGACAGACATATTTCCCTCCTAACTTTAAAACTAAATAAGATATGTAAGTCTTACAGTAACAGAACCAGCAGAAATAGCACCGAAATCTGTTGCGCTTGTAACTGTCAAAACAACTGATTTTGCGGCGGCATGATAAGCAACCCCACTCACTGCACCAGTGGCAACGCCATCTGCGGCAGTTGCAAACACATTGATTGTGCCTGTATTATAGCGGTCAACATCAGAACCATCACCAATCGTAAGAACGGCAGATGTGTCACCAGCAAAACCAACAACAGCAGTAACGGCAGAAGCCAAAACGGTTGCCTTAACGGGAATTGAACCCGCAGTTAAAGTAAAAGTTCCAACAGCCGCACCACCATCAGTAAATTCACTAAATAAAACTGTTTGATTAATTTCACGAATATTTCCAGTAGTTCCACCTTCAAGACCGTTGATGATAGTGCCTAATCCACCAGCCAATCTTGAAGCCTCGTTCATATTGTCCAAATCATAAATCTGTTTTGTAGTGAGCATTTTATATTCCTCCTAATAATTTCTAATTTTAATAACAAAAATATCCAACTATTTCAGTTCCAACAGATACAGGTAAACAAATTTTTGTCTTTGTAGGAGTTGGGGAAACAATAATTCCAGTTGGGGTATATGTTGGCGTGCTAGTTTTTGTAGATGTGAAAATTGGAGAAGGTGTAGCAGTAGATGTCTGTGTTCTTGTTGCAGTAGACGTTCTCGTTGCCGTAGACGTTCTTGTTGCTGTTGGAATTGATGTGCTTGTTCTTGTTGGTGTAATAGACGGAATCGATGATGGGGTAATGGTAACAGCACCAATAACAGGAGGAACAATCGGAATCCTAGTCACTGGAGCAACTACATTATTTATTAAAGTGATTCCAGTATTGAGAGCAACATAAACTGATTTTTCAACTAAGTTGTTTTGAACTATGACATCGATGTTTTTTGTTGTCATAGATATGCTTCTACCAATAGAATTTGACACCGTGTTTCCACTAACTAAAAGCCTAACTTCAGCACCAGTCGATATTTCAGAAACAAGAGATATGACTCCGTTATGACAATCTTGAATATAATTATCAACAACCCTATTGTCATGTCTTTGAGTTCCCCATCCTAAATAATATTCCTCAGCGATGGCTATACCTGCGGGTCTCTGATTGTTTCTTATCATTATTCCAGTACACCAAACAATATTTGAGTTTGCTTCTGAGAAAGGACTATTGTCGAGATATATATTTATACTATAATTATCTCGAACATAATTTCCTTCTACAACTATATTCACCCCTCTAGTTGCCGCAATTCCCTCTCCGCAGTTTTCATATACATAATTATTTCTTACGGTTATATTTTCTGCACCAAGTTGTATTTTTATTCCACTTCCCCAACTACCTGTACCATTACACTGAGGGCTACTTCCATTTTCCGTAACATTGTTATGCACAAACATATTTTCGATAATAACATTTTTCACAAGATTATTAGAATTATAAATGTGAACTCCGTGAGATGTTGCACCTGTTACCTCCCCGCCTGAAACTATCACATAACTTCCCTCAACCTTTAAACTCTTCATTCTCGCATCAGAAGCATCTATTTCAATGTAGTTATCCGATGTTCCACTGGCTGAAACAACAACAGAACCAAAGACACCATGCAAAACAGAATCTTGGGTAATAACTATATTTTCTCCTCCGCCATAAATATCAAAAGCTCCAAAGACGAGAAGGAATATAATTGATGATACCATTAAAATATTCTTTATTTTCATATCAATTCCCTTATTTACTTGGATTATATGGAGACCATGACTGTCCAGCGGTCAATAATTTCGTATGTTTTTTTTCAATCAAATAGCTTCCACCTAAAGAAGTGTTTGGAATTGGAGTTCCAGCCTTTATGTCTTTTCCATTCATTTTGAAAGCATATTCAACCTGCGGATAAGACGAAACGCCATATGTTCCATTTGAAAACTTTGTCATTCCCTGTTCGGTTGCCCAATGAATAAGATGATAACTATTTTCAATTTCGGAAATTTTGGGAGGAGCTTTAGCTAAATCTAAAGCATAAACTTCCCAATATGTTCCCAAGTCTCTTTTGACTCTCAACAGGTTTCCGGTTGTTGTTTTGGTTAGCCAAGAATAAGGTTTCTTTCCCATATTTCTCTCAGTAACAAAATCGCAAAAACCAGCTTCAGGTGGTTCACTATCTGTATGTGAACGAGCATCTTGAATCATGTTTGTATAATATTCCAGCAATGACCCAGATGTATACTTATCAAAAATAACATCTGGATTAGATGCGTTTTTATAAGTTCCTATTTTTTCACCGTAAACGAGAGAGTTGCCAACAGACCATCTAAACAATTCAAGTAAAAAGAATTGCCAATCTTTTGTTAAAGTAACATAGTCGTAAGCCCTGCCCCTGTAAACTTCTGGTATATAACTTAGATTTGGAGCAACCCTTCTTACGTTATTCATGATTGCGGGAATTGCATACTTTATACCCCAATCTTTTTGTCTTGGATAGCCCTTTGTTTCATAATCGTGAAGGATTCTTACATATTTATATCCATCGTCAGGAACTTTCAATCCAACATCTTTTATTTTAAATTCTTTTGGAAAATCAATGATTTCTCTCTTTGAAAAAGAAAACTCTTTTTCTCCGTATTTCAAAATCAACTTTTCCATACTATTCCACCACTACTGGATTTTCCCAAGTAGATTCTCTTGTTGAGCCATTTTCAAAAAACTCGATAAGTTTCAGTTTAACTGGAACTCCAATTGGTTCTTGTGGAATTGGGTCTTCAATAACTTTATAAGATACAACCCAACCTGCAAGCCACGTTTCTCTTGAAACATTAACTCCATTTATGGATAAAAGTTTAATCCAAATCCCTCTTCCTTTAGCATCCTTAAAAGTTTCGTTTCCTAAAAACGTACTTCCACCACTAATTGTTCCAATAATATTTATGGAATTCAAATCATTCGGGGAACTTCTCAAATTTTTTGCTGACGGAGCACTTCCTTCAATCATAATACCTATCCTTTCGCCTCAAAATCGGCCTTATCCAACATGAGAATATAATTATTTTTTTCTGAAAGTTCTTGTGTCAATCTTCTAACATCAGAAACAAGTCTTTCATTCAATCTCTCAAGTTCTTCGATTCTTTTTTCGTATTCTTCCTTGTTCATATTAAACTCTTTCCTTGTATGAAATTTTTCTGTTTCCATAATCAATAATAAGATTTCTTGATTTTATTTCAGGAATTGGTATTTCGGGGTCAACCACTTCTGGTTTACCATATTTTTCATAAAGTTCTTCTATTGTTCCGTTGAAATAATCAATGTCAACACGACTAGACTCTACTCCATAATATCTTCCATCACCTCGGTCACTAACTTGCCACAATTCCCATGTATCCCATGTATTTGTCGGAATTTTTGGCTCTGTGTAAAGTTCTTCCGCAACGTGAGATTCGTAAGGATACTGTGCAATCCAAAGAGGATATTTTCCAAAATAATCTCTTTGAGATTGCATTTTTGGACAATATTCAAGCCAATAATAATAACCTGAATACATCCCAATATCTATATCTGGAGCAAGAAGTTTAATTCTTTCAATAAATCTATACCACTTTTCCCATCCCATAAAAGGCAAACTATCTCTTCTATCTTCAAAATCTGCGTAAAGAGGCATATCCAATTTCGTATTATATTTCTTCAAAATTGAAAAACATAGTTCTGATTGATTTTCTGGGGATTCGCTATTGTCATAATACCAATAAGCCCCTCGAAGCAATCCCTTGCCTTCAGAGTTTTTCCAATATTCTCCAAACTTTTTATCTTCCCAAGTCGCTTGTCCTACTCTAAAGATAACACCACTCACACCAGATTGTTTCATTTTATCAAAATCTACTATGATTGAGGGTGTAGTAGGATTATCTTGGTAAAAACTAATATCCAATATTAAAGGTCTCAAATTCCCTCCATTTCATAAATCTAAAATAAAATGATGATTTTATCGCACTAATCTAAATACCCCAATGATTTAGCGGTATTTAGCATAACTTCAAATAACTGTTCATCTATATTGAATCTCTTCTTGTTTATCATCATAGATTCTTCAAATGGAGTATCCCCGTAAGCAGAAGAAGCGGACTTCCAATCAACTAGCATTTCAAGCATCGCCATAAAATCCATTCCACTTATTCCATTTTTTTGATGCTGTGGATGGTGGTCATTAATACTATAATGCCTATCAAGTGTTGGTTTCAATTTCTCAAGAACGTTTTCATATTCTTGAGAACCGAATTTAGCATGTTCAAACCTTCCAGATATTTCGTAAAAGGCATCTAATGTTTCCCCCTCAAGTTTATCATCATCATGACTGTCGCCTCTGTGATATAAATTATCAATTACTCTTTGTATTCCAATTTTCACCGACAGTTTATGGGCTAATACCTTATCTCTATATTGCTCTTTTGTAATCATTAGATTTTACCGCCTTTGGAGATATTTGAACCTGCCGAGCGAGTTTCCTCCCCACTCTCACTTAATTCTTCTTCTTTTTTAGCAGGTCTTCCTTTTCCAGCCTGTTCTTCTGCGCTCTGTTGGAATAGGGGAGTTAGATACGTCATTTTATCTTCCCATTCTTCAGATTTAGATTCTTCAAGCATTCTTTCAATATCATATCTCTGAATACCTAAAGATTGCCCCAGTTTTCCGGGAAGAAATATTCCGAGATTTGCATATTGGAAAAAGTCGTCCCTTGCTTTTCTTTTACTAGAATCAAATTCAAAACCACTCAATATAAATTTAAATTTATGTTTCTTCAATTGTCTATTAACTTGAAAATTTAGAAAATTTTGAAAGGTTTCGTAAACACCGGACAACATCATTTCGTCCACAGAAATACTATTTCTCGTCTCTTCTAAATTTGACTTATCGAGGGTGTATAAAAGTCGGGAACTTATGCCTGACTGAGATGCAAGAATCATGTTGCTTTCACTCTGAACATTCCTACTTGGAAGGTCGAAGCTATGTGTACCCATTGATTCCAATGGTGCGGCGGCCACCCCGATTGTTTCTGAAATACTTGTTCTAACAAGCTGTAGAAATTTTCCAAGTTGGTCTGCTGAGAGGTTGAAATTATTTGCTAAACTTCCACCCTTTGTATCCTTATTCATTCCAACTTGTCCTAATAGTAATTTTTGAGCAGATTGCAAAGCCGATGTCTGTGCTAATTTTCTATATAAGGGTTGCAATGACGCATCAATAAACAATGGTGCTAAAAACGGAATTCGTGAAGTTAAGAATGGCTGTAATTTGAAAGCCCAAAATCCATCTTCTAAATTTGTTTGAACCCATGTAGACCAAGTTCCATCTCTGTCCAAAAATGAAGATGCTGGATTATATCCTTGATAACCACCTCCACCTTGATTAAAAACTTCATTATACATCTTTTTAAATATAGGATGGTACATTTCAATGGACGTATTTGCTTGGAAGAACCATTGGAAGTTAAAATCAAAGTTAAATCCGTATGGATTTCTAGCTGTTAAAGTACAATACTGTTGAGGAAGTTGCTGAAAAGCATATTTCTCATAATCATCTCTAAACTGTCCAAAATAAACTTCATCTAAAACCATAGATTGCATAATGTGGTTAAACTGTTCTTTAACATTAAATTTGTCAAAGAAAGAAACCATCTTTGCTCTATCTCGTTTATATTCTTTAGACTTATAATCTACATCTGGAGTAATACACACCCAATCCAAATTCCAAGATAGAGAGTTTGAAAGGTAAAGAACCATTCTTTTCATTAACATGTTTTTTAGATACAAATCCTCAGAGTATCCAATCAATTCTCTTTCACTTGACTTAGGATTATTTAAAGCATCCTCTATCTTGTCCGCATCAGCAATAATTGGATTTAATCCAACGTCCTGCATTCTTTGTGAAACAGAAAGAGGGTTGAAAACGTTTGGTAAACCGTACATTCCAGATATGGCGGAACGAGCGAATTCCATCACAAAATCTACATCCTTAACGGACATAGGAGTTTCTACAACTCGTACATCTGTTTTCTTTTTTCTTGGCATAATTCTCCTTTCTCTGGCAAAATATATGCCAAGTTGTATTAAAATAAAAACAACCTATATTTCAAGGTTGTCAATTTGATTAATATATATTTAGTTCTTTCTTACCTTTTCTTTTTGAATCATACCCGCCTCTATATTCATAGTAAATTCTTTCTGCTAGATATTCTTCGGGGGATATTTTTAACTTCTTAGCTTTTTCTAAATACGTTGTAAGTGAAGAAAATGGTAATTCGCACATTTTATAAATATCTTCCCAAAACAAAACAAGTATTTTTTCAGTCTTGGAAAGTTTTTCTATTATTCCCATTTGCTTTCTAGAACTGTCATTTAAAAAGAAAGTTCCTTTTGGCTCTAAGTATATATTCATTCTTGGTAAATAAAAATCTGGTATATATCTGGTTTCCTCATCTATTTTAAAAATTTTTTTTTCATATTCTATTTCTTCATTTAAAGTAAATTTAAAATAGTTCCAAATGAAAACTTCATACGATGAACGACACTTTATTTTATTTTTTCCATCTAAAAAATACCAATAATATCTACTGGACACAACGTTTTCAGGATTGGATAAATATTCTGATTTTCGTATGCTACTAAGTTCTCTAGCTAGACACCCACAAGACCTTGTTGAATTTATTTTTGTTAAATTTGAAAGTGGTATTTCTTTTTCTGTACCACACTCACATTTACACAAAATAAATCTTCTGATTCCCCTCATTTTTCCTTCCGATATAACCGTGAGCCTTCCAAATTTATCACCAGTAGATATTTGTATTTTCCTCTTACACCCGCATGAAGTAGTGTGTCCGCTTTTTAATGAATAACCTTGTATTATTCTAATGTTGCCACAGTCACATTCACACCTAAAACCAATAAACAGTAATCCATCTCTTTCTTCTTCAATTACTGTCCACTTACCAAATCTATCACCAATTTTTATATCCCCTTTGGCCTTATATTTGTCATGTCCGCAGGATTTTGTTGAACCGCTGGACAATTCTACACTTTCAATCCAAGAATCTTTCCCACAAGAGCATCTACACAACCATAGTCTATGATTGTTCCTAGAAGCACCTCTTTCTAGAACTGTCCATTCCCCAAAAACAAAACCAACCTGAACTTTTGATACCTTTTGCCAGTAACAACCACATCCTTTAGAATCTCCAGATTTTAAAGACTTGTAAAAAACTGGCTTTTCTTTTCCGCAAGAACAACGGCACAAATATTTTCTTTCTTTTGTTTTATCTAAATTAATTAAGGATAAAACAGTCCAATCTCCGAATACCTTACCAATAATATCTTTTTCTTCTATATCCATGAATCTCCTCATCTACCTATAAAGATACCGACAATAAAAAATATAAAAGGAAAATACTCGGTAGTGTATTTTTCGGGAGCTACCCTATCCTTTTATATAAAAATATTACCACAGTTTTCTATTTTTGTCAAGGTTAAGCGGAATAAAAAAGACTGGCAAAAACATCAAATTCGTCTTCATTTCCTGATTGTTTCAGTAACTCTGAATCCATCAATCCCACATACCAATTCAAATACATCAAAGAACTATACCTATCTTTTCTCATTCCAGATGGTTCTTGTAATTTAAAGCTACCGCTCTGAGTAGGAGTCATATTTAAAGAAATACATTCATTAATCATCAAAGATGTATTTATGTGTGGAGTTAACAAATAACTTCTAACCTCACTACCCTCCTCAAATATGTCTTTATTCCCCGTATTTATCAGGTACTCTTCTGCTATTGTATCATCACACAAAAATTTTAATAGCCTTCTCTTTAGCCTATCTCTTAATTTTATACTCATCTGAGCATTAGACTGGGGTGTTGCACTTATGGGAAAAATTATAGGTCTAGCATTTATACCCAATGTTCTATTTTGCATATCTTCAAAAAGGGATTTTTCTATCGTATAATGATTAATTACAGTGTATGGTTCATACTCTTTCATTTTTTCTTCGTCCTTAGTTGGAAGAGTCAAAATGTCGAATACTGGAATTCCACCACCACCAGAGCCTACGTCTAGAATAACAACATCTGCATCAAATTCATCAACTAATTGTTTTATTCTTAGTGCCTGAACCGTTGCATTTTTTCCTGAAAATGTTTCTTGGTATGTTATTTCTGTTTCCCATCCCTTAAGTGTTGGTGTCAATCTGGCACAAGTAAAAACACTAAGGTCATTGGTGCGTCCACTACGCATTGCCAAGTCACAACTAATTATTCTTTTTTCATCAGATTTTTTCTTTATGTCATATGGGTTTTTCTGAGAACTTGAAAAAGAATCATGAGATGGTCTCCATCCCCTTTTTACAACTCTCGGAAACATTTGTAATTTATAAAAAGCATGAGAGCTTCCACCGGGAGCTATGTTTCCATATTCCATAAGGAATGATAGCTCATCGAATTTTATCTTATCTTTCTCAATTTGTTTTAGAGTTTTAGTTCCATGTCTAATAGAAATAAGATAGTCGAGCGTTATACAGTTCACATCAGATTCTCCATTAGCCATCATTTTAAAAAGTTTTTTTGCTTCTGGATACCATTCCGCTGACTGGTAATATGAACTCGTAATAGAAAATTCTTGAGCCTCAATTGGTGGAAGTTTTTCGTATTCCTTTTTAAACATATAAGGTGCTCTGTATGTAACAGAGAATGGCCTTAAAATTGTATCTATAATTTCGTTAGGAATAAGTCGTCTTTCTTCGAGAACTGAAATCGTGTTTCTAACGCCCCTCCCCCCGCTTCCAGCAACAACAACTTCTATGGAACTCCCATTATGAAAAACCACCTTATAATCATTGCCGTTCATTAAAATGGTTTCTATTTCTCTTGCCAACATAACACTCTGATTTTTAAATGGAGATATATGTTGGCTAATAACCAATCCTGCTTGCTTCTTTGTACTTGCCGCTATTGTTATTTTTATTCCCGGATAAAGAATACCTTTAACAATAGCCAGCAATCCTATCATCATAGACTTAGCACTTCCTCTAGATGCAACAGCTAAAAAGTTTGTGCTCTGAGCCATCAAATTCATCCAGTATCTTTGATATTCATAAAGTGGAATATCTAACCAAAATTCAACAAATATGCTTGGATACAGTCTAAAAAATGTCACCCAATCTTTCATTCTATTTATTTCTTCCCTAGAATATTCAGACTCGGAAACCATTTCCTTACCTAGCTTAAACTGGTCTGTCTTATGACTATTTGCGATATATTCATTTTTTCCATATGGTCTAGGATTCTTTTTCCTCTGGGATGACATCTTCCATTTCCTCCATCACAAGGTTTTCAGAATCTATTTCTTCATCATCTTCGTCTTGTTGAGATAAATCACCGTCAACATTCCAATCTTTTGATTGAAGTATAAAATTTTTTAAACTTCTAACATAATAATCTTTGAAATATTGAAGATTTCCATAATTCAAATATCTCTCTCTTCTTTCTTCTCCATCCAACCATTCAGCGGGTTCTTCCTTTTGTATGGTTGCAATTCTCATTCCGAAAGTATCCATTGCTTTTCCACTATTAGCCATATTCGCCATAGCAGGAGTTAGAGCAGAATTCTTCATCATTGTTTGAATTTCTTTCAAAAGACCATCCGTTGAACTTCCAGCTTTTCTCGCTTTATCCAATTCAACTATTTTATAACAAATTTGTTGAACTAAGAAAACTTCGCCTTTTACTTCAACTTTATAATCTTTTTTAAAATCAAGAAAATTCTTTTGTAATTCTGCATATTCTTTCGGGGTAAATCCCTCTCCCCAAAATTCCATAATTTCATCGTCTACCTCATCATCCATCAATTCTTTAGGTATAAAATCAGAAACAACAGGTTCACTAAAAGTCAAAATTGGAATTTCTGTATGTTTCATATTATTAGTACCTGCGATAATTGACCAATAAGTAGCAGTAAATGAAGATGGACTATCTGGATTCTTTTCTCTCAATTGCTTAAGTCGTTCAATAGTTGGTTCAATCGAAGGAGTATGAAATACCCAATTAAGTGTTCTACATGTTTTGAGTAGTGCCTTTTCAATTTCTCTTTCAGCCCGTAGGTTATCTTGGTAGATTTCCTCACAACAAGAACGACAAACAGACATCATACCATTCTTATCCAAAACCAAATCGTGAGAGTTTTTAAACTCTTTTGGATTTTTATACTGTACGCATCTACGACAATATACCTCTGAAAGCTGATACCCCGTTGGCGAAACTACAGTTGTACGCCAATTTTTTTTCATCTTTAGTTTCTTTATAGGCTCTTTCTTTTGCTCATCCATTTCAACCTCTAAAGCTCAGGTTCAACTTCTCCCCGTTCAGCCTTACATTCATCGCAATCACAGGGTTCATCTTCTTCAACAGCACCAATACGAGATTGAATTTCCATAATATGAATATCTCTCTCATTGTCAAGTCTTTTCATAAGGAGGGTTAGGAGTTGTTCTGTGCTAAACCCCAATCCCTCAAATGTTTTCAAAAAGGAGAGGTGATACAAACCGTCTGATTGACCCCTCCATTGTTCGTATTCAAGATTGTCCAATCTGGAACGCTCAATCATTGTCTTTGTTTCTTCGGGTGTCATTTATATCATCTCCTCTTTCTAAAAAAGTTCGTCAACAAATCCTAATTCTAAGGCTTCTTTTCCCCAGAAATAGAATTCAGATAATTTACCACAATGTTCTCTAAATTGTTCACTTGTCATCTTGGAAGTAGATACAATTATATCTTCATACATTTTAGATGTTTCTTGAATATCTAAATTCAATCTAGATATTTCTTCTCCGCTCAAACTACCAATAAGAAAAACTCCAACGTCATGGGTCATCCAGCGACTACGCCCCTGAGTACGCCTCATCCCAACTGTTCCACTTGAAACAATAGGAACTGCGGCAGACATTACGGTAGAATAACCTTCTGTAATTACAGAAAATCCCTTTTTCTTTGCACTTTCAATTGAATCAACAATTGAAAAACATGCCAAAGCAGAACCACCCGGAGACGATACTTTAATCTTTATTGGTTGTTTATTTTTCTTATCTTCACATAACTGTTGTATCATATGGTTAGTAAGAAACTCTGTTTTCTCATTTATCTCACCAGTAATTGAAATAGTTCTTCGCTTCTTAAAATCATTATAAATAATTTCTTCTTCAAATGTTGGTTTATATGCAGATGCAACAACCTCTTGTTCATGGTCTAACTTATATCTACCCTTAAATCTCATATCACCTCTAAAGTTTTATTTAATCAATGAAGCTAATTTTGCAAGTTCACTACATTCAACCAAATCTTCCCGATTCATTATATTTAATATTTTTACAAATTTATCATGTTTTCTATCCAATAGATAAGAGTCTTTGGATTTTTTATATATTAAATTAAAAAACGCAATTGTCCCGCCTCGAAGTATTCTTATGTTGAAAGCCTTAGAACCATCGTTTTTTATTTCACTGGTTTCTATTTTGTATTTATTCAAACGTTCTTTGACGGAATTTAAAAAAGAAGGAGTTCCTAAAATAGAGATTGAAAAAGCCTTATTATTCTTGTCTACATGGGCGCATCCGTCTCCATCAAAATAACCGTGAATAAAAGCGGGAAAATATTTTTCAGACATTTTTAAAGGATACTCCAAAGTTAGACTTTTTCTTGGAGTACATCCATGAGAAATCAAATCCTCTCCCATTTTAAAACTTCCAAATTCAAATCTTGTTGCAAAAAAGGTCTTGTCTTTCAATTTTATAGATTTTTTCTTTATGGGATGGGTTGAACTTATTGCTCCTTTGAAATTCTGGACATGATAAGAATCTTCTTCCTTTAAAGTTAGTCCAATACTCAATCCTTTTCTTTTTCCTCCATTGTGTCCAGAGGAATCTATAATGTATCCATCAGCAAAAAGAAAACCGAGCCAATATGCTTTATCGTAATTATTTATTTTTTCAAAGTATCTGTCATTTACATCATACTTTTTATTTGTAGATAATTGTTCTGACGTAAGTGCTTCATTTGAACTTCTTATCTTTATATTTCTATCGGTCAATATTTTTCTTATTTTAGAACTTCTACATTTAAAATATTCGCTTATTGAACCTAAAGATTCTCTATCAGCTACATACCTTTTTATTATTTCTCTTATTTCTTTTTTAGTAAAATCTTCTCTCTTGAGTGCCATTTTAATATTTCTCCAATATCTCCAAAAATTTAAAAATGGGAAGTGTGGAGATACACTTGTCAAATTGTTAATTAGGCAATTCTATCCCATTCAATAAAACGATTTCTCGTATTTATCTTAAATTAATAACTCTGCCAAAGCAGAAGTCTCACTTCTTTCGGTTTTCAGAAGTTGAACGACTCCGAAAAGTTTATTTCCAGTAAGTCTCTCAACTATTCTACTCATTCCCGAATTTTTTTCAAAAACCTGTTTATCTACCTGAACAGAATCCCCTATAAATAAAATTACAGAATTTTTTCCAACTCTTGAAATCAATAATGCAACGTGCTCGGCAGATAGGTTTTGACACTCGTCTACTATAATTATAGCACCCTTGTTTTCGCTACCAAAACTTCTACCTCTCACAAATCCAAGATGAACAAGTTCAACTATTCCATCTTCTAAGAATCTTTCCATTTCTGTAACAGAACCAAGAATATCAGCAATAGGCATAGCGTATGGTTTTAATTTTTCATTTGCAGTAGATGGTAGTGCTCCAAGAGCAATCGTATCCTTTACATCTATATTATTTCTAATAAAGACAATGTTTGAATATTTTCCTTTACCTTTATCAATAGCGTCAATTGCCCACCACATAGCGACACTGGTCTTACCAGAACCCCATTTTCCACTAATCAACTTTACGGTTGTTTCCTCGGACATAAGTAAGTCAAATAAAGCATCCTGTTCATCATTGAGGCTCTTTATTTTTCCAAATCGAGGATTATCTATTGGTTTATATTTTAAATTTACAAATTCTTCCCCATTCCATTTTTGTTTATGAACAACTTTTCCTTCAGCGTTTTCAATAAAAAGATATTGGTTCGTGCTCATATCTATCTTCATCCTTTTTTCAAAGAATGCCGCTAAATCTTCATCTGACATTTTCATTCTTTTTATACCAGTGTTGTTCATCAACCCTCCAAGAATCAAAAAGAGGTCATCCGAAGACAACCTCTTTTCTAAGATATTTATTCCTTTACAATTTGAGAATACTTGTGTTCTTTTCTCAAATCTTTTGATTCTGTAAAACTAAGTCCAGACTTGATAACTTCTGTTTCTTTCTTCCATACGGGGATTGCAAGATTTCGCTTTCCACCTTTTTGAGAAACTAGAAGATGCTTCTGTTTTCCATCTTCATTATTATCTGGAACTGTATTTGTAATAACAAGTTTATACATTGCTCATCCTTTTTTGAAATCTTCCAATGTGCCATCTAGTTTGATAATAGAATAAAGTCCAGTATCGGTAAAATAAATAATTCCACCAATTTTTGTAGCACCCGGAACGGCATTATCCGCAATCTCAGAACTTTCAGCCATATAGTCAAACCACCTACTATCTTGTACTTGTACTGCCATATCAACCTCCTACTATTCCCATAAAAGGGATATTTTATTATATTCCAATCAAATTTACAGACTTCTTCTTCTTTGAAAGAAGATTTGTCTTACTTCTAAATAATGCTTGACATTCACAGCGATAAGAATTGAACTTTCCATTTGGCGTGTACCAATGACCATTATCCTTAAAATTAGTTCCACCACAATAAGGACAAACAGGAACTTCTACATCTGACCAAACACCAATGTTCGGAAAACGTGCCATATAGGGTCTCAAAGCATGATAAGCATCTTCGAGAATGTTTGAATCTTCAAGATTATATTTGAACATATAATCCAAGTCTTCTTGATTTCCTTCGTAACATCCCTTCCAAAGATTTATATCTGTTTTAATTTTTCCAGTATTCAATCCAAGAAGATTGCAAATATAATCCAAACTATATGAGCGAAGTTTAAAATTCTGTTTTGCAACAGCATAAGTATCAATGCTAAATGTTCTTTTTGGTAAACCTAATCTGTGAACAAGAAATCTTGTGTTCATAACAAGTTCATCAAAACTTTTACCGTTATGAGTAATGTGAATATCTGCTTCAGAAATTGCTTTCCAAAGAGATGTAACCACCCGCCTATCGTCTTTATTCTTCGCTTCTTTAGAAGTCTGAACGTCACCAAATGTTTCGGGGCTACCCAACCATTTAGCACTCCAACAAATTAGGCTTACTTCATTTTCAAAAGAAGTTCCATGCACATATTGTTTACCATGACTAAAAAGCCATGCTTTATCAATATGCGTTTCCACATCCCAGATTAAAATCTTCGGAGCGTTCTTACTTTTCTCAACAGTCATTTCAATTGGTAGACTAAACCATCTATAATCATTATCGTTTTCATCAACAAATTGAGAATGATTTTCCTGACATTCAAATCTTTTTTTATCTCTATTCTGATTATATCCCCTACTTTGAACATTTGAACTTCCACATTTAGGACAATTTACCATGCTAATTTCTCTCCTAACCATTTTGTGTGATTTTCAATAAAATAAAATGTGCCAGTCCACACACCTCTAAAATCTATCTCGCTTAAATAAAATTAATAACTGGCACACTAAAGCTCCGAGAGAGAATCGAACTCCCAACAAGATATTACAGGTATCCCGTTTTGCCATTAAACTACCAGAGCACTTACAATTTTTCCATAAATAAATTACTGGTACATGTTGCACACTTACGAGTATTCTTTAAATCCGTAGTGCAGGAACATTGTCTTTTCTGATTTATAGTATATCTCATTTCTTCAGATTCGACAATAACTAATAAATATCCTTTATCTAAAAGTTTTTCAACATATTTTACAACTGCATAATTTTCAACCTGCTCAACGACTCTTGGAAGGTCGGGGGTTGGTTTCGCAAATATATAACATTTCATAACCCCCTTCTTTCCAAATTTTATACACTCATACCTCTAAGGTAAAATCCAATAACAAATTCTTATAGAAACATCTTGAAAACATCCACTCGGAACAGGTGTCGATGTTACAGTTGGTTGTATCGTTACCGTTGTGGTAACTGTCGGAGTCCTACTCGGTGTAGAAGTTCTCGTAGGTGTTCTCGTTACAGTAGCGGTTCTTGTTGGAGTTGAAACCGATGTTAATGTTGCTGTTGGTGAAATAACTGTCGAAGTTATTGTTTTTGTTGATGTCGCAGAAGCGGGAGTTTGTGTAACTCCATTACCCCAAAAATTTCCGGGAGATAACGCATTCCAGCCAATAAAATTATATGTTTTTCCAAACCACTCAAAAACATTATTGTTTGAATAAAATGTATTACCCGTAAAAAAAACTCCCCCTGCTTGGACGGTTATCAATTTTCCAGATGTTTGTTCTATGATATTATTTCTTACATAAGAATTTATATGACTACCAGCCAAAATTCTTATTCCGTATTCCCAAGAGTTTTCAAAAAAATTATTTTCTATCACTGTATTTTTTACGCCAGAACAAGCAATATAGGGATAAAATGAAAATCCATATCTAGAGCCATTTGTGCTGTTTCCATATATATTGTTGCTGTCAGCGAGACAAGCCGTTTCATCCCCTATATTTATACCTGTCGGAACACTTCTCCAAGACTGGTCAGAACCTCTAACAAAATATGGTTTCGTGTCAATGATGGTATTATTACGAACAATAGAGTTGCTTCCAATGAGATAAATTTCAGCACTCCAATTGTTTTCAAAAATATTATTTTCAACCAAATCGCCATTCACAACAACTATTCCTTCTCCACAGTTATCATGAACATTGTTGCCTCTCCATATATTTGAATTGGCGTTTCCATAAGAATTTATTGCGGAAGGCCATGCTGTTTTTGTTGGAGAACATACCGCCGTTTCTGATGAAGCAGATATGGAATTTTTTAAAACCGTTAAATAAAGTTCGTTTCCTTCAAAAACATTGTTTGAACCATTTCTCATCCAAATGCCAGCATCTTGAGTATTATGAATTATATTATTCTTAAATTCTCCACCACTTCCAAAAACAGCCAATCCATATTCAGGAGAGTTTAGTATAGTAAAACCACTAATACTCGTATTGTTTCCAGTGGAATATATTAAACCATCTCTAATTGTTCCAGTAGCACCAGACCCATCAACTATCGCTCCATCTGAAATTAAAGATATTGACTTATCTAGATAAACATATTCTCTATATGTACCAGAGGCAACTTGAACGATGTCTCCATTTGAAGAAACGCTTATTGCTTTGCTTATTGTTTTACAAGGAAGTTGTTCACTACAATTATTGGAGTCACTTCCTGATGTTGAAACATAATACATGTTTCCTGAAAAAATAAGAAGTCCAGCAAAAATAGTTGTCGATGCGGAAACTATGATATTTCTAATTAACTTTTTATTCATTTTTTCTCCTTTTTATAGTAATATTTTTCCATATTTTTAAAATGGAGAAACTGTTCTTTACCGATAAATGTGGGACTAGATACGCCGTATGCTGGCTGTCTAATGTCGAAAGGTCGTCTTCAGTAACGTTGCCAATCATTACATCCCGCCGAAGTTAAGGGAATATCATCAACCCACAAGCAAAATAAATTATTCTGAATTTCCCCATAAATAAAAATTGAATACGTTTTCGCCCTCGGATTTGAATATACCGTCTTCGCGTATTCCTAATAATCCTAAGTATACCATACTATTCATATTCTGTCAAGGTCTGAGAGTCTTCAATCTCAGACTTCTCTAAGATGGTTTTCATAACCTTATTTTGACCCTTTTGAGCCATTCGATATTTATTAGCCAATCTCACCTTGACTTTTCGAGAGGGGGGAAGTTCGCCAAACAGCTTTGTTTTTCTAGATTTTATATTAGAAAAATATAACTCAATCAAATTTGTTTTGAAAGGTCGTTGTAACTCAATGCTTTCGTCAATAAAAGAACCTAATTGTTGCCAAATATACCTAACATCTTTTTGAGACATTCTAGCGTGTTCAGCGAATGCAATTATGAATTCTTCCGTATTAGATATGTCTGTCATTTTGGAGATTCACTTTTCCAAAACTCATTAAGAGCTTCTTCGTCTGTCATTTCAATATATTTATCTCTGATATTACTTAAAACAAGATATGCCTCTTTATTTGTTACGTTTAGACTTTTGGCTATTTCACTTGCTAAGTTATAAGTAACTCCATCATAAATACAAGAATCCATAACCATAGATAAATCTTTTAATGTTGGAAAAGTTTGTTCTTCCAACTCCCTGTTTGAAACATCTTCGATGGGATTTGTTTTTCCAGTAAACAACCTAATCGGCCTATCATAATTTGTGGATGTCATAAAATCGTCCTTTTATTGTTTTCCATCTTCAATTGCTTCAAGAATATCAGATGTCTTCATAAATTTCTTTGCTATTGCAAACAAAACACCTTTTTCTTCATCAAATGTATCATCGCCCGAAATCTTAGCAAATGTTTCTGTGCCATCTGACCAAATTATTCTCGTTTCGAGAGGATAGATAATCGTTTGCAAAATTTTCAATTCTTCCATATATCCTCCTGCTTAAAAATCTTTCGGAATTTCGACAGGAAGTAAGTCCTTAAAGAAATCCAGAACATTTCTTTCTGATACCTTTGTAGGTGAATCATCGTCCATTCTCCAGATTATGATTGTATCATCAAATTTTATTGTGCTTTCAAATACAATCGTTCTACCCATTTCAGGATGTTCGTAAACCTTACCAAAAACGCAATCATTAGACATCATTATGTGTGTCAATTTGCTCATAATTTTATCACTTTTCCTATCATTATAACCGAAAGTATATCGAATCGTTACATAGAATTTCTAAACTTTTCAACCCTCCGCCTTGTCTTTTCCTTATTTATTTCTACAACGTGTTCTTCACAATATTTTTTTTTACTTTTTGTTTCTTTTCCACATACAGAACAAAAATATGGAAGTAGTTTTTGAAAATTGGCGAAGTCAGATATTTGGCAAAAAAATTTTCCCTCACTATAAATTTGAACTCTCCAAGATTGTTTTCTCTTTCTCATAATGTGTATAAGATAATTCATGTCTCGATGAATATATGTTCTAAAAGAATTATATTCATCATCATTCATTGGAACACCAGACTTATAAATAATTTCTTTCAAATCCTGCCAAATATATAAGCTAGAACCACTGTACACACCGTATTTTTTAGCAAAAACAAGTATCCCAAACATTGCCTTTTGAAATTGCCTTGTCTTTATTTTAGAAATTTTTTCAATTTCTTCTTTTGTTATGATTACGGTTTCTTGCTCTAGGAAATCAAACCTAGAGCCTAAAACCGCTTTATGTATTGTTTCTCTGAGAAGAACAACGTTGAGTCCGTGTTTGAAAAATTCTGACCTTATGTGTTTCTCAATCTTATTTTTAGACCAGCCTTCGCAATTTTTAGCCCATCTTGCAAAACCACACATTTCAAAATAATCATACTTAACAAAACCGTTTTGAAATATCTTCTTGGATTGCTCTCTATTTAAATATTTTGAATGACTCATTCTTTATCTACCTCAAATTCCATAAGAGAAAACCTTTCACCAGAAAATTCAATACTTCCGTTTTCGTCAACAACAGGAATTTTTACTTTGTTTACATAGTAAAGTTCTTCAACATACATTGGAAAAACACTCATTGCGAATCCAACAGAAACATTCATTGCCAGCATTGCTATTTCCCTACTTCTAATAGAAATTTCATCGGCTTCTCTTCTTATTTCCGTAGCTAATATGTCGTCATTCTCTCTATTATAATCTTTTCTAACCTGTCTCCACTTGGAATACAATTTTTTCATCTGTTCAAGTTTCTCTTCGTTTGCTGTGAAATTGTAAAGCATGTTACTCTTTTTTTCTTTGAGCATTTTTACTTCTTTTTCCATCAGATGACAAATCTTATTCATAACGGATGGTGAGTCTAAAAGTTTATTGTACTTGTGATAATAAAACTCCGTTCTTTTTTCTTCATCGTCTTTATCTTTCTTTTCTAACAGGTCACTCAAAAAATATCCGAATTTTGAGATACAATGAGAATTGTAGGCATCTAGATAATTATTATAATCTTTATTGTAGTGGTCATATAACCACCTAAAGAAATATGGTCTATTTACAGACATTATCTTATTTTGAAAATCAACCCTAATCTTTTCATGCTCATCATTTGTCTTTTGGAACTTAATCCACCATTCAGGAAAATCCATAATCTTTATCCCTTTGGCGGCATCAATTGATTGTGATTGAAAAGATGTAAGAATTTTTATTCTGTTCTGAATTACTTTATATTCTTCATCTTCTGGTTTATAATTAGCAAGAGTTGCATACAAAGAACTTGAATTATTAGTAATAAATCCAATTCTACCAGAAAATGTTTTTATATCAGACTCCCAAAGCCTATCTTTTTCTATTTGAGACTTTGGTGCTGTTTTTCTTTCATACGTTACTGGATTACCTTTTCTAGAACCCTTTATAATTTGTTTATTATTTGTAGTACAAACAATATCTCCATCAAACATTTATACCCTGTTTTTCAACATATTTATCTTCGGGATTGGACTATGCCTTTAACCTATAAGGTTACTCATTGGTAGTCTCTGGGAGCTTGCGATAAATCGCCTGTCTCTGCAAATTATCCAATTCTTTGAATTGTCACACTTCGGTATCAAAGACTCTAAGGACTTCCTTGCATATTCTGAGTTATTCAATGTATGTTGCCATACATGCGGACTTTATGGGATGTTTATCCGAACCACTGTGGAGCATGGAACTGTTGTCGAACACATTATAAATAATTCCAGTATTCAGGTATTTATACCAATAATCCATCTCCTTACTTTTTTTTAAATCTAGAATATTTACTTCAGAATAGTGGGTAAGTGGGCTTCTCATCGCCGCTATTTTTTCTACTCTATGGTTGTTCCAATAACTAGAATAAAATTCTCTTTCTTTTAAAAGACCAATAACTTCCATTCCAAGAGAATGTTGAGCAAGAGCCAATGGGTCTGAAATCATCGTGGAATAGTTTCCAAAAATATTTAAAACACCAATATAGCTCTCGCGGATTTTCTTTGAAATCATTCTCTTTATCTTGTCAAGAACAAACTTGTCTGCAATCATCTCAGGCTCATAAAATAATACTTTTATAAGTGGGTCTAACCTATCAAACCACTGCTTAGTAATATCTTCTTTCTTCAATGAACCCACAAGAAATAGTATGATTGCTTCCCAACTCAAACCTGATAGTTCTCTGAAATATTCAATCGTATCTTTACAAAGTTCCTGAATGTCATTATCATCTAATGAACTCACCTGTAAATACTGATAATTCGTTTGAACCTGATTTTTATCTTTCTTTGGAGATGGTCTAGTTACTCGCCACTGAAAGTTTCTTATCTCTGCTTCTTTTTTGTAGTGTTCCAAGCTATCATAGCCACCAGACATCTTGAATTGGCTTTGAGTAAGAATACAATCTAAATCTTTGACTAAATGTTTGTTTCCATATATATCAACAACTTCTGCAATCTTGTTTCTCTTTGCGTATTCATGGAAATCAAACGTGACCAACAAACCTTTTATCCAAGCCGTTCTAATTATTGCTGAAGCTGGTGTATAATCAAGTTCCAAGTCATATGCAATTTGATTTGCGAAGGATGGTGAGCAAATCCCCTGTCCGTCAAACAGATTGAATGTCTGCTGAATTTCCATCTCTTCAACTTTTGGGTCTATTCCGTATCCCATAGATTCTGTTACCATATCAACCATCGTTGGTCGTGTAACTTCTAAATCTGGAATAACCACAAATCTCGGTGTTTTGATTGGTAATCCACCAGAAGCAGATAGGGCATAATAGGCGTTAAATTTATTTGGATTTAAGTTTAACTCTTTTCTACCGTTCTCAATATACCAATCCATCTTTTCGTAGTATTCTTCGTCAATAAAAAAGGCTGTTGATTTTCTCGCGTTTCCAGCACCCGAAAAGAACCTGACAAATCTCCTACCGTTTATAAATAATCCGTTTTTTACAATATGTTTATAGTGTCTATTATCATCAAATACCACAGAAACTATTTCTGGAACAAAAAGATATTTGTCAATCACATATTGTAAAGATTCTAAACGCTTTTTATTACCTTCGGTATTTCTACCTTTACGAAGTTTCTTTATTGCTATTTCAGCATTTCTAACTTCATCCAAATAGCTATCTTGTTTTTTTATTCTTCTCAAGAATTCGAGTACGTTTGAGTCACCTATCCTGACCACTTCGTTGTTTTCTCTTGCTTGAGACAGTGTAAGATTTATTTTATACTTTTCTTCTTTCAACCTTTTAGTTCGTAATTTTAATATGAAAAAAGACTGTAACTTTAAAATTTCCATCACCTCTTATAAATAATTTTAGGGAGGCTATATTCTGCCTCCCTTTTCTTACTTGTTTTTATTTCTCATTCCCTCAATATTTCTCATCAATTCTTCTCTTAAAGCATTATCCATCGGTGGTTTCTGCGGTGTTTCCGTTTTATATCCCATAGGCTGTGAAGATATTTCATTTGTTACAACACTTGATTTCGGAAGACTAGACATAACAGAGCTTGCTTGTTGAGGAGGTCTTAGATGTGATTGCTGAGAGCTTCCATTGCTTCCACCATTCTGCGAAGACTGGTTTTGCTGTTGATTTCTGTTTTGCTGTGTGTTATTACCTGAATTGTGATTTCCGTAACTAGATTCGGCTGATGTTTTTTTCTTGTCGTATTGAGTGATTGATTTCAGTTGATTCATTGCCTTACTAAAGCCATCAATTGCCCATCCCAAAGTTTCCTCAACAAAAATAATCACAATCATTGCGGCATATCCAACAGTTTTGATAACAATATTCAATATTGGGTCTGGATGAGTATCCACATTAGCCGCAAACCAAATAACATTTGTTCCAGCATCAATTACAGCACAAACAATGAAAGCACCCATAGCCAAATCTTTTTCTGACATTTGAAAAAAACTATTTTCTATAACAACTTCATCGGTTAGAAAGTGCTTTCTAATAAATAAGGCAACATTTTGTCCATATTGGAAAATAATTGCCATAAAATAAGAAATATAACTACCAATAGACATTCCTACAAACGAAAGGGTGGAGTCATTCATAACTTGAAAGGCACTTTCTGTTTGTAAAAAAGAAACAATACTAATAGCTATCAATGCTGGAATAAACAGCATAAACGCAAATATTAGTATCATCTGCGTCCACTTCATTCTATCTCTTGAGTTTTTTTCCATTTACCACTCCTATTTTGTTTTCAACAATAGATATAGCGTTCTCAACAGTTTTTATTTTTCTTAAATCTATTTCTATATATGTTCCGTTTTTTTTTGCAAACCGTTTCTTCATTTCATCCTTTTGCTTAGAATACTCGAACCCAACAAAAATGAAGTTAAAATCTTTTTTCCACTATTTTATTTTCCCTCGATTAAATATTTTGAATTATCAATATCCTTTTCTACACCAACAAGGATACATCCGTTGATTACGTTTTTTGTTCTAATGATATTTAGTCCATCATGTGACCGATTTTTTACATCAATGCCAATTGCTTCTGCAAATAAAGGATTGATTTCAATCGTGTCGGGTTCTCTTTTATATTTCTTTATATAGTATTCTTTTGCAAATCCTATTTCTTTTATATTCTTTGTACACGCCCACAACATTCCAATTATCATAAAATGATATGCTCCAAATCCTGATTATATTCTGAGAAGTCTAATCCCTCTCGCACTTCTTCATCTGGAGATTGTGTAACATTATATTTAAACGCAACTTCATGACCGGTTGGAAAATTTTTATTTTTCTCAACATATTTATCATGAAGTATCTTCTTGTACCAATTTGTTTGTCCAAAAATAAATCTCATCATAATCCATCCAAGACAATACTACCACAATATGTTAAATCTGTCAAGGTCTCTATTGTCTGGATTTATCCATACTGGAAGGGATAGATAAGCATCAAAGATGTCTCCAGCACAATCCTGCGAAAGAGAAACAAAGACATCTACAAATGCTTTAGAAATAAAGTCATTCTTCTTTGTTTTATAATCATCGCTCATCGGCTAAATGCCCAAATAATAATCAGAACAAGTAGGATAACATACATGAAAAATCTCCTCATAAAATAGTTCTTTTATCGCTCATTCAACCAATTGACTACTTCATCTAAAAATAATGGTCTAAGAAGGTGTGTTTTCAAAACGCCTATCTGAAATCTTATTTT